TCCGCATCGTCTCAACCCCCTTCGGAAAGAAAAATAAATTCTATGAGCTCTGCACCGAGGATAACGACTACTCGAAGCATATCGTTCCAATCAACAAAGCCCTCGAGGAAGGGCTCGTCCTCCGGGATGAAGCGGGCAATCCAACAACTGCCGAGGCTTTAAAAAAAGCCTTTGGCGATGACGAAGGCTGGGCTCAGGAATATGACGTTGAGTTTATCGATGAGGCGACCGCATTTCTCACGTATGAGCTGATCGCCACGGTCGAAAGCGATGAAGCCGATATTTCGCCTCCCTGGGTCAGTGATCTCGTAAAAGAGGCGGAAGAAGCCCATAAGTATTATCTCCGCACAAAAGAAGAAATTCCCCGTAAGGAACGGTTTGAAACCGTTCCCTACGATGGCGATCTCTATCTCGGATTCGATGTGGGCCGAAAAAGAGATCTCTCCGTGATCTGGCTCGACGAATATAAAAACAATATCGCCTGGAGCCGCGCAGTGATCTCTCTCGTAAAGACCCCTTTCTTCATCCAGAAAAGAATCATCTTTGCCTTACTCTCGCATCCCAAAATGAGAAGAGGTTGCATCGACCAATCGGGCCTCGGAATGCAGCTCGCAGAACAGGCCATCGAGCATTTCGGAGAATATAAAGTTGAGGGGGTTGACTTCACATCGGCCAATAAAGAGGCGCTGGCCACAGGACTCAAAAAGAATTTTGAGGACCTTCAATCGCGGATCCCGATTAGCCAGGCGATCAGGAATTCTCTTCATAGTGTGAAGAAATACGAGACCACGACTGGCCATTTCAGGTTCGATGCGGACCGCACCGAGGAGACCGGCCATGCCGATCATTTCTGGGCCAAGGCCCTGGCGACCCAGGCAGAAAGTCATCCGGCTTCAGTGATCGAATTTAAGAGTTTCGGCAAGAGAGTCGCCTCCGAGATGGGAGATTATCTGCCGGCAGGCGAGGCAGTTAATTATTGACGCACAGTAGGGGCGGGTTTTACGCCCGCCCTATTGACACGGTGGTTTAGTGACACAGAGGAAATTCCAGGAAAAGAAAAAGCCGATCATCGAGCAGATAGCCACCGCGCAGAATGATATCACGCGAAACTATCTCGGCAGGATCCTCCTCAATCCTGACCAGGTGCTCTCTCTCCAGGCCAGGGCAAAAGGGATCGAGATCTACGAAGATATGCTTTATGAGGCTCGGGTTTTTTCCGAGATGCAGAAGCGAAAGCTCGCGGTTATCGGAAAAGAGTGGGAAGTCGTCCCGGCCTCAGATACTCCGCAAGACCAAAAGATCGCCGATTTCGTGAGCGAGGTTTTTAAGAAATTTTCCTACGACACGGCCAGACAGGCCCTGCTTTCAGGTATCGTTACCGGATTTAAGGCCGGAGAGATTATGTGGGACTATTCTGAGGGAGATATCTGGATCAAAGAGATCAAAGGAATCTCTCCGAGAAGATTCGCCTTCGATGTGGAGAACAACCTTCGCCTCCTTACCTGGGCAGATATGATCAATGGTGAGCCAGTACCGGAGCGGAAATTCATGGTCTTCACGAATCCGTCCGATAACTCAAGTCCCTATGGCGATGGGCTGGGCCGTCCTCTCTACTGGCCGATCTGGTTTAAAAAGAACGGCATCAAATTCTGGGCGGTCTTTCTCGATAAATTCGGTCAGCCCACTCCTTGGGGAAAATATCCTCCGGGGACTGAGAAGGCGAAACAGGATGACCTTCTCGATGCCCTTAAGGCCATGCAGACGGACCAGGCCATCATCACGCCCGACAATATGAGCGTCGAGCTTCTGGAGGCAGCCCGTGCGAGCTCGGTCGATTCCTACGATCGTTGGGAGAAGTTCTGGAACGACGCGATCACTTTCATTATCCTCGGCCAGACCGCGACGACCGAGGGTACCCCCGGAAAGCTTGGAGCAGAAACCGCCCGCTCAGACATCCGGGAAGAGATCGTCAAGGCCGATGCAGACCTTCTTTGCGAATGCCAGAACACAACTTTAATCCCCTGGCTCGTGGACTATAACTTCCCGGGCGTGACGGAATATCCAAAAGTCTGGATCCGGACCGATCCGGAGGAAGACCTGAAGCCCCTCGCCGATCGAGACGTCATACTGATCCGCGATCTCAAGCTCCCGACGCCGCTCAGTTACCTCTACGACACCTACGGGATCCCGCAGCCGGAAGAGGGGGAGGAACTCGTCAGTCTGCCAGCGCCGCAGGCTCCACTTCCATTCGGTATCAACAATGTAGCGTCGGCATTTACTGCCGACGGCTCCGAAGACGCCTCCGATAAACGAAGGCGCTACATAAGACAAAACGTAGCGTCCCGATTTAGTCGGGACGGGTCTGATCTCGGCCAGAGCAAAATCGATTCCTTGATCCCCAAGATCCTAAAAGATGGCGGCATCTCCGAATTCCGCGATTCCCTCGAGGCCATCATCAACCAGGCATCGAGCCTTGAGGATCTCCGGACAAGGATCCTCGACCGTTTCAAGGATGTGGAAATCACGAAAATGAAAGAAATCTTGAGTAGGGCGATCCTGATCGCAAATTTAACCGGGAGGGTATCGATTGGATGAGGCCGAATTTATCCTAAGCACCGACCCTTTCGAGGAGGCGCTGAAGTTTATTCAGAGTAAGGTCCCGATGACTCAGGCGCAGTTTTACAAACTCGCCGATGACGCCAGGATCCGCGCCTTCACCATTGCAGACATGGCGAGCCTCGATGCGCTAAAAGGAATTCAGGACTCGCTCATCAAAGCAATCGAAACAGGCCAGGGACTGGCTGATTGGAAGAAGTCAATGAAGGACGTTCTAAAGCAGTGGGACATTTCCGGATGGCGTGCCGAGACGATTTACAGAACGAATCTCCAGACCTCCTATCAAGTCGGCCGCTACGATCAGATGACTGATCCGGATGTTCTCGAGATGAGACCCTACTGGATGTATGTGGCGGTGATGGATGAGCGGACCAGGCCCGAGCACGCAGCTCTTCATGAAAAAGTATTTCCGGCAGACGATCCATTCTGGGATCATTGGTATCCCCCGAATGGCTATAACTGTAGATGCACGGTCCATACACTCTCAGAGAGTGAGATGCAACGGGAAGGACTGAGGCCGCTAAAAGGATCCGAATGGTACGGGAAACCAACGGCGCTCCCGAACGGCGGCGTAGTGAGATTATATCCGGATGATGGCTGGGACTTTAATCCCGGGAAGCAGGGACTGTCCCTAATTACGGAGCGAGCGTGAGCGAGTTCGTAGATTAGGGGCTGTCCCGTTTAAGTAGGCAGTAGGCAGTAAGCAGAAAGCAGAAAGAAGTAAGAAAAGGCAATGCCGATCAAAATAGACATCAAAATCCTCAAGGATGAGATTAGGCCCATGCTCGTCGAACTGAAGCGCCGCATGGGCGATCTCTCTCCTTTGATGAAAAACGTCGGAGAGATGGCCCTGACTTCCATCCGCAAGAACTTCGAGGTCGGCGGCCGTCCATCAAAATGGCCTGGTCTCAAACTTTCGACTATCAAACAGCGCGAGGCCCAGGGTCATTGGCCGGGAAAGATTCTCATAAGACATGGCGTCTCCGGAGGCTTGCTTGGAACGATCAGTTATAGGGCCGAGAGCGATCGTGTGGTTTTATCAGCCAACAAAGTCTATGCCGCCATTCATCATTTCGGCGGCATGGCAGGCCGGGGACATAAGACCCAAATTCCAGCCCGTCCCTATATGCTGATCCAGCAAGAAGACTGGCTCGAAGTAAAAAGATTGGCAGGGGAATATTTAACCAAGGCATGACACGGAGATGCGGAGATAAGGAGATCCAATGAAACTAAACGACATACTGAAACCGGAGGAGATCGCGGAGAAGTTCGGATTGAGCGAGGAGACCGTACTCAATTGGCGGGAAATAGGTATGCCTTGGATCAGACTGGGTAAGATGGTCCTCATTTCAGAAAAGAGTTTCCTCCGCTGGCTGAAGGGCCTCGAAAAAGCCAAAAACGCACAGGATGCGCCAGGACAAGACTTTTTCGGTAAGCCCATAGAAGATACCATGCCGCCCAAATCTTGAAGTTTTTGCATAGATTTAGTGGGTGGTTACCTGGGGTTTGATGGGGGGTTCGAGGGTGTTTGGTTACAGGGAATTCCAGGTCACTGACCCAAAAAGGGGGTTTTTATGGATTTGATCGAGATTTTTAAAGTTGGCACTCACACCGATTCATCCGGGAAGGTCAGGGAATGGACGGAGCAGGACCTCGAGGAGATCGCATCATTATATAACCCGACGGTCCACGAGGCCCCCATCGTCATCGGCCACCCCGAGATGGATTCCCCTGCCTACGGGTGGGTCGAGTCTCTGAAGGCCGAAGGAGGGAAACTCCTGGCCAAACTGAAGGATCTTGCCCCGGAATTTGTGGACTGGGTCAAAAGGGGACTCTATAAAAAGGTGAGCATCGCCCTTTATCCGGACCTGGGTCTCAGGCACGTAGGATTTCTGGGGGCGACTCCTCCGGCAATCAAGGGTCTCAAACAGACCGCCTTCGGCGACAAAAAAGCCGCCTGGATCATCGAGGAAGAAATAGAAATGAAGTTCGCCAAAAACTGCTCTCATATGAATGAGGATGGTACTTTTACCGGAGGCTTTGACGGATGTGTTGAACATATGATGTCCTGCGAGGGGCACGACGAAGATAGCGCCCGTAAAATCTGCGCCTACATCGGCCGCAAGGCCGGTAAAATTCATAGCGACCCGCCCGCCGAAGGCTCGGCGAAGGCGGGACCAAAAGGAGGTAACACCATGCACGAATGGCTGACGAAGATGAAAGAGGCGATCGGGATGGCAGAAAAACAGCTCACCCCGGATCCGGGAGCGAAGTTCACCGAAGCCGACATCCAGGCCAAGGTCCAGGAGGCGAAGGATCAAACCTTTGCCGAGGCCCAGAAAAAGGTCGACGTCGAAAAGAAGGAGAAGGAAGAGGCCCAGAAATTACTCAAAGAAATCCAGGATTGGGGGCGAAAGAATGACATCATTTCTTTCTGTGACGCCCTCTGTAAAGAGGGAAAACTCACGCCCGCACTCCGGAAGATCATCGAGCCCACCATGATCGCCATCAGTAATCCTCCCCTTCAAGGGGAGGGTAAGGGAGGGGATGGGTTAATAGAATTCTCCGATGGCACGAAAAAGAATGCGCTCGACGGCATCAAAGATTTTCTGAACGAACTTCCGAAGGTCGTCACCTTTAAAGAGGTCACTCCGAAAGACGGCCCGGCATCCGGCGGATCAGCAGCCGAGAAACTCTCGGCCTTGACCAAAACAAAGATGGAGGCAAAGAAAGATCTCTCCTATAGCGCGGCATTCGCCGAGGTACAGAGAGAGAACATCGAACTGGCAAAGGAGTTGTTGGAAGAGATCAGACCCAAAAAATAATAGAAGGCCGCCGGCCCATAGGGCCTCTGGCCCGGAGGGCAGAAAGCAGAATGCAGAAAGCAGTAAGTAATAACTGCTTACTACCTACTGAAACAAAAGAAAGGAGAAAAAACCATGTCATGGGAAAAATTAGGTTTGGTACTCACGTTTCCCGCTGATGAAGATATGCGCAGTTATCAATTTTGTGGTGTCGTCCTGACGGCAACCGGCACGGTAAGGCTATCAAATGCCATTACCGATATCTGCATCGGGATCCTCCAGAATGCGCCTAACACAGGCGAAGAGGCTGTCGTGGCGATGATCAGCGGAGGCGGCGTTTCGAAATGTGTCATCGCAACCACATCGCTGGCGAGAGGCATTATTGTCTCCAATGAATATGTCGGTGCCACAGACAATGGGAAGATGAAAGCGACTCCGGCCACCGCTTACACGGTCGGGATTCTTCTCGAAGGCGGAGCCGAGGATGAGCTTGGTTCCGTGCTTTTGGGCAATGTGGCGGTCATTTAGATTGTAAAGGATAGATTGTAAAGGAGGTAAATCAGATGGCTTGGGAAAAAGAACAGATATGTATGTCTTGGCCGGCAGCATCCGATCTCAGGACCTATCAATATAGGGCCCTTGTCTTGGGTTCTGCGGGAACCGTGGATCTCCCAAAAACAGATGTCACGCAATTGGCGGTAGGGATCTTGCAAAATATGCCCAACACGGGAGAAGAGGCAGTCGTAGCGGTCCTGGGAGTTTCCAAGGCAATAGCGGCGGCTGCAATAGATGCAGGAGTCCTGGTCAGTCCGGAGTGGATTGATGATGTGGGAGATTCAGGCAAAGCGATCGCAACCGTGGCGTTGGCCTATACGATGGGAATCACCCTTGAGGCTGCCGCCGCAGAGGATGACGTTATTTCCGTTCTCTTGGGAAATATAGCGGTCATCTAAGATTTATCAAAAACAGAAAAAAGGAGGTACAAAAAATGGGACAGCCAGCATCGAAATCAGGAGTTCCACCGATCCTGCAAAATGTAAGTGTTCAGTATCGCAATCCGGTCTATGTTGCGGACCGTGTTTTCAGAATGATCGATAACTGCCCTCCGGAGGCAAAGATCGCCCGTTATCTCAAGGGCGCATGGTTTCGTGACGAGGCAGGGATGAGAGGCCCCGGAGGCGAGGCAAGAAGGGGCGGATATCCTGTCGATTTCCTCGATGTGATTCCTAAAGAATATGCGTTTGCAAAAGAGGTGACCGACGAGGACCGGGAAGTAGCCACAACGATGGGAGGAATACCTCTCCAACCGGATCAGGATGCAATCGCATTTAGTACCGATAAGCTCTTAATGAAGAGAGAGATTCTCTGTGCCGCCTTGATCAAGGCAACGATCTGGTCAGGTGTCGCAGCCACTGGAGAGGATGCCGACGGGCTTTGGTATCCTCCGGGAAACACGAATACCTTTCTTACCGATGTCGAATTGAGAAAGCAAACCATCCAATCGGCAACGGGACTAATGCCAAACTGCCTGTTGATGGATTCGATCACCTATGCCGGGGTCAAAAATTGTGACGCGGTGCTTGACAGGATCAAATATACCGAGAGGGGTGTTCTGACCTCGGAACTGTTGGCACAAATTCTTGGCCTCGAAGAAGTGATCGTAGCCCCTGCGATTTACAGCACAGCCAAAGAGACGAAGGCAGGGACCGATTTTACGGCCGCTCAGATTTGGGCAGTCACAACCACAAAAGGGATGGGTTTCCTTTTCTATCGGCCAGGCTCAGCAGGGTTGAAAGTTCCCGCGGCCGGATATATCGCAAGGTCCTCTCTCTTCGAGGGAGGCATAAGAGTCACGACCTGGAGAGAAGATTCAAAACACCAGGATGTTTATGAAGCCGCGGAAAAGATCCATATCGTTGCAACAGGATTGGATCTCGGCTTCATGTGGAGCGATACGGCATTAACATAACGATAACCGTGAGCCGCAGATCGCGAGGTGTGAGGTTTAATCGGCCTCGCACCTTGCCCTCTTGCGACTGACGATCTCTTAAGGAAGGAGAATGCAAAAATGAAGATAAATAATATGTTTAAAATTTCGCTCGTGATCATGATCTCACTGGCGCTCTCCATCATGCCGGTCTTCGCCCAGAATATGAAAGGAAGAGCAAGTCGAGCATTACCGCAGCCGGTTCCGGATACCAACCCGGCCGATTTGAGGACGGGGAGATATGGGGAAGTGATGGTGCAGAGTGCTCATGGATTTAAACATGTTCTGGCGGATGAAGGCTCGTATTTCGTCGCAACAAACCCGACTCCGTTCACAGGGATCGCAGCCACTACGAGTATTGTCACTTTTGCAGAAACGGCAGGAGCCGTCGGGGTCACTCTTTTTATAAAAAACAACGAGCCGAGAACGTCGCAGACCATGAAAAGAATCTATCTTGATTCGATAAAATTACTGTGCACCGCAGCTCCTACGAGTGCAACAAACTGGCAGTATGCGATCACCATCGACGACAGTCCGGTGAGATACAATACCGGAGGCTCGGCAATAACCCCTGTGAATCCGAACGGAGATTCCAATTCGGCCTCTGTCTCCCAGGTATATTTTGGGGCGATAACAACCGCAGTTCCGACGAACAAGAGACTGGTCGCAAGAGGGACCTTAAAGCCTACGATTCCTCTCGTATTTGATCAATTCATCATCATCTCCGGCTCTCCGGAAGGAGGAGGTTCCTTTGGGGGAGCTTCTGGTGTTTTTTCAAAGGTCGTCGAAGGATGTCCGCCTATAATAATCGGCCCACAGCAGCAACTTTCTCTGACAATGTGGGGGACATCCAATGCCGGAGCGCCCTCATGGGAATTTGAATTAGGCTGGTGGGAGAAATAACAGGGACTGTCCCCATTTACCGGCGAACGAAGTGAGCGGTAGAATGGGGGCTGTCCCTGTTTAAGGGATCCTCCAATGCCATACAGCACCAAAACAGATATCCAAAAAGAAATCTCTGACGACGAGCTCATCGGCCTGACCGATGACGAAGGCGCGGGCATTATAAATGATGCTCGCGTCACGGCGGCCATTGTCAGGGCCGATGCGATGATTGACTCGTATTGCGGCCAGGTGGCGACAGTTCCTTTCACGAGCGTGCCGGCCGTCATCAAACAGCATTCGATCACGATCGCGATCTACTTCCTCTTTGCGAGGCGATCGGCAGTCCCTGAGATCCGGCGAAAGAATTACGAAGATGCGATCTCTCATCTAAAAGATATCGCCGCCGAGAAGGCGACGATCGGCGCGACGACTGAAGCCGACTACGACGATCAGGTCAAGATGGACCGGACCGCCGATGATCGAATAATCACGATGGGCAAAAAGAGTGACGGTTCTTCCGGCACATTAGACAATTATTGAGGCCGTAGGGGCGGGTTTTACGCCCGCCCTATTGACAGGGGCGGGTTTTACGCCCGCCCTATATGACACGGTGACGCGGGAAAGGTTTCAGGAAAAGAAAAACCATGTCATCGGAATAAGGAGGATTTACCATGAAAAAAATTCTATTCATTGTTTTGGTTATGATCTTTTTAACAATCCCATCTTTTGTTTTCGCCGCCCCTTTCTTTACCTGCGATCCCTACCCGGCAGACCAACAGGTGCAGGGTTTCAAGGGCACGGTCAACGGATTGGCCTTTGACACTGTTTATAAACTCCATACCACCGGAAAGGCCATTATATATGATTGTGTCGGTCTTCCAGCAGACCTAAAGTGGGATTTCCAGAATGTGCGGGCTTATAATGTGAGAGGTGAGAGCGTAGGACTCCCTTTTATTTATCCCGCAAAACCACAGTCGTTATCAGGACAAAAGATAGAACCGTGACCTATACAATTCAATGGCATTGGGAGAGATAGATGGCTTTTCCACAGATTGTAGGTATACAACTTTCACAGAGATATGGTGCTGGAACTGCCGATACTATTGACCTACCGACCCCAGTTTCTGCCGGTGACCTACTTATTGTTTTTCACTTTGCGGAAAATGTGGCAGGCTCTCGCACTTGGACTGCCGGATGGACGGAAATCAGGGATACTGCCGGTGCTGGGCCTGAGAGTCTTGGTGTCGCCTACAAAATAGCGGCAGGTGGCGAGACTACTTGTGTTTGCACAAAAACCACCGAACGCTTCACCGCTATTGCCATCCGTATCTCAGCAGCGTCTTGGCATGGGACAACACCTCCTGAGATTACAGCTGGAGCTACTGGTACCAGTGCTAATCCAGACGCAGGTTCCATAACTGCATCATGGGGTTCGGCTGATAACCTCTTCATCGCTACATTTTCAATAGATACCGAGACAAGTCTACCGGTAACAGTCTGGCCAACAAACTACACTGGAAATCAGACTCATGGAAGTTATGCGGACATTTCTGCTGCGTATGGGGCGATTTGCACTCGTGAATTGGCTGCCGCTACGGATGATCCAGCAGCTTTTACAGTAACAGCGTCAGAGACTTGGATCGCATGTACTCTTGTAGTTAGACCAGCAGCGGCAGCAGTCTTTATTGATGATTGGTGTCCAGAGACTGTTCCACCTTATGGAAAGAAGTTTGAGATGGTAGCATACTAAATAATTTGAAAGGAGAAAAATCATGGCAAGAAGTTATACAATTGTGGGAAACTATGCTCTTGTTGCATCTGCTACACTTCCAGCGATGAACATCATTAGCACTGCAACCGTACGTCCGAGAATCTATGATATTCTCGTTGGTTCGGATGCGGTGGCTGACAATGCAGCGAAGTTTCTTATACAGAGGAATACGACCACTGGAACACCGGCTGGAAACTTCACTCCAGTACCCATTGACCCTTCCGATCCCACGGCCGTTGTCACTTGTGGACTCGGTTTATTTTCTGCTGGCCCTACATTGACGGCAAATGCTTACGTTCTCCAGTGGGCGCAGAATCAAAGGGCAACTTTTAGATGGGTCGCAGCTCCCGCAAAAGAATTGATTATTCCAGCGACAGCAGCTAATGGTCTTTCTCTAATGACCCCGGTAGTAACAGCTGCATACAATGCCGTCTGGGCGATGGAATTTGAGGAATAATCTTGTCGGAAGATTACTCTGATTCAAAATTTGAGAGAAATCCACATGGGGGAATTATTATAGATGGGCAAGAAGTTGCTCACACTCTAATGTGCCCTCATTGTGGATCCCATTTCATATCAAGAAAAGGCTCTGGAATACGGAGAACTTTTTGCATTCGGTGTATGGCTGTAACTTGTGGACGACAAGAGTGTGATCCATGCAAGCCATTTGAAAAGTGGTTAGAAGAGGTCGAAAAGCGTGGCTGTTAGGAAGATCTGGCAATATCAAAGTAGAGCCGAAGTCCCACCAGTAACATGGCAGAGTCCGGTTATTCCTGTTCTTCCAGAATATATTCTCCTGAGAAGACAAAGGGCAGCATTTTTTGGCCCAAGATATTTTAATATTTATCCTCCCCCGATGGGACAATTAGCATGGTCGCCTCCTCCGGTAGACTATATTTCAATAAAACCTCAGTTAAACCGTGCCATTAGGGCAAGATTGCAAAACTATTACAGCACATCATGGCTGACCACTTGGCTTTCTGATTGGCTGTATAGAAAATTGCATGTAATAGATTTAGCGGCAGGAGCAGGTGCCAATTATACGGTCAAAATTACTGTTCATTATGGGTCTGGAACTGACACTGGAGAGGATATTTATTGTAACGGGCATTCCAAAGGCGATTTTGGAGATATTAGATTTACGACAAATGATGGTACGACACTTTTAGACCATTGGCTCGAATCGAAAACTGATAGCGACAATGCAGTTTTCTGGATAAAGGTTTCTCAAGATTTAAGCAATCAGGACATCCCAATTTATCTTTATTATGGAAAATCAGATGCAGTATCAGTAAGCAATGGTTATAACACCTTCCCATTTTTCGACACCTTTGACATTCCTATAAAAACCATTGGAGTAAAGACACTCGATGCATCAGCTTGGGGGTCTATCATTAAGGTTGGCTCTATTTATTACATGTTTCATAGTGAGATGGGCGGTGGGCCTTATAATACGTGGCGTGCCCAATCAACCGACTTAATTAATTGGACGAATGACACTAAAATTATTGATGGAGTAGGCCAACCTGGAATTTTAACAGATGTTGACGGTGTCACTCCAGTAACTTATGACGGAAAATATTGGTTGGCAGTTAGAAAGTCAACTTCTCCTTATAACTTCCAGATTTATTATGCTTCGACCATTGATGGGGCTTGGACTTATTCCTCGGATGCAATAGGAGTGGGTACGGGGTGGGAAAGTGCCAATATTGGTACAATCTGTTTTGTCAATGAAGGCTCTATTTACTATATTTTTTATGAAGGATGGCCTGATTGGACCCCTACTTCAATGTCAATTGGTTATGCCTCAGCTTCAACTCCAAATGGAACCTACACAAAAAATCCAGGGAATCCAGTATTGACAGCAACATTAGGATGGGAAGGTGTAGGCGTTTGTGATGTTAGAATAATTAAAGAAGGATCAACTTATTATCTATTTTACACAGGAAACAAAGGCACAAGTTGCTGCAACAGTTACGCAGTTTCACTTTCATTAACCGGAACCTGGACTAAATCTGAAAGACAAATCGGATCTTTAGGAATAAGTTATCCTGTCGTGGTAAAACACACAGATGGTTATTACTACATGAATGGTGATGATCTAAATAATGGTTATAAGATTGTCTATAGAGGCGATTCCATCATTGAATATAGACCTAAATTTTGGTTTTTAGGGAATAAAACTGCAGTTGACGATTATTTGCAGGTCGGGCCAGGAGTGGACAGCATCGTTTGTCAAAACTGGATCTGTTCGCCTCTTGTAGATAGACCAAAAGCAATGAGACATAAAACACTTGTCTCAAATACTGGAGTAGATAAATTTGCTTATGGTGGTCTTGCTGATTTTGCACTTGCTCAATCCACATTGGCTCCGCATGCTGTAATAGGGTATAGAACTGGTGATGGTTCAACCGTACAGGTAGGAGTGGAAGATCCAACACAAAATGCGTACCATACTTACGACATTCTTTGGACAGCCTCAAATGTTATTTATAAAAAAGATGGAACGGTTAAAGCTACCCATACAAATCCTCCTTCTATTCCTATGGGAGTTTATTTTAGAGCCTATACACCAACTGAGTATATTCGATGTGATTGGGCTTTAACTCGTAATTATGTTTACCCCGAGCCTGCTCATAGCACCTGGGGAGATGAGGAATATGGAGGAATAGCAGGTATTTTGATTCCAATCGTGGACAGAGAAATGAGAACAAGGAGGGTACAATAATGTTATATCTAAAAGCTTCAACAGCTGCTCAAGTGGTGATTTTAGGCCCTTTTATCGATGACACAGACGGGAAAACTCCCAAAACAGGCCTCTCCATAGCGAACACGGATATCCTAGTTAATAAACATGGAGCTTCGACATTGGTGGCGAAGAACTCCGGCGGCGCAACAGAGATCAGCAATGGCTACTATTACTGCACTTTGGATGCGACCGACACCAATACGGTGGGCAGACTCGTCCTCTCGATCAAAAAGGCGACTTCCTTAATCGTGTGGCACGAATTCATTGTGTTGGCAGCCAATATCTTCGATACCTATCTCGGGACCGACATCTTCGATGCCTCGCTTACCCAAGTGGAGGGGACAGCCCTGGGAACCCATGCCTCCGGCATGGTAACCGCTGACCTAAGAGATATAGTTGGGGCAGCGGTAAGTGCCACGACCGCGCAATTGGGCGTAAATGCGGTTCAGATAAATGCCGTGGCTACCACTCCAGTAACGACAATAGGCGCCAATTTAGGAGAAACCCAACCAATTAACTTCACAGGAACCGGTGCGAATGCTCTGGTTAAAGGAGATGTGGTTGACATAGCCGGAGCGGCAGTAAACACATCGTCCGCCCAGATCGGAGCAAATGTGGTTAGTCAGGCCAACATCGACTTTGGTGCCTTACAGAAGACCTCTCTCAATGCGGCTACTCCTGCGAGCGTTACCGGAGCAGTTGGCTCAGTAACGGGGTCAGTCGGATCAATCGCATCAGGCGGTATTGTTGCCGCTTCGTTTGCAACAGATTCCATAACGGCTGCCAAAATTGCAGGGGACGCAGTGATCAAGATAAATGATGGAGCCGCCGTAGCAACCGGATTGGCAAGAGCAAATACCGATAACACCTGCATTGTATTAGCGGTCGGGGAATCTTCAACCGAGGATTTATATATAGGTTGTTTAGTTACGATCGTTAGTGGAACCGGTATCGGACAGGCGCGAATGATAGCTAAATATGATGGAACGAATAAAATTGCCTATGTGAATGACCCCTGGGTGACGATA